TATCAACAAGGGAAACTTTTTATTTCTACTACTTTCAACCATCAAGGGAGTGCTTTAAACCCTATTTCACGATTTTGCCCGAAACTCTAAGAATATTGTCAAAGGTGTATCTTATAAGGTTATGAGATTAAATAAACAATAAACCTTATATTTTTATTAGATAGTACCTTGTGTTTGATTAGTTGTAAAATTATGTTTACAAGATACTATCTAAAATCAACCTTATTCTCAACCGTTGCCGTTGTGTGGTCTTACTTTAATATGCCACAATCAAAAATTTGTTTTTATAGGAAACAAATAAACTGTTTTTACTACTTTAAGTAAATAGTATAACTTTTTTTTTAGCGTTAAATTGCTGTCGGCTCTACTTTGAGTATGGTATTTTAACCCTTTACTCTGGATAACCAAACTACCCAATCAACTTCTTTCAAGGCAAGTTGACATGGAGGATTTTAACCCCAACCTTGTTGTAAATAAATTACAACCGATATTCTGTTCTGCGTGGTTAATATGTTACTAATTGGATATTCTCTTGTCAGACTTGACAAAAGTTTTTAGAAATGATAAACTATACTTGCTGAGGTTTAGTTTATCAAAACTATATCCAATTTTTTAAAGGGACTTGTTAGAGCAAGTCCTTTTTGTTATGTACGGAATTATTAAATAATCCCGATTGACAAGTTGGAATTGAATCCCACGGCTTAACCGCTTGTCTTTGTTTTTCTTAACTTGGTTATATATTATCACATCCAAGTTATATTGTCAACTGTTTTCGTCAACTTTTTTAAAGCTTTTTAATCAACACTTTATCAACTGTATATCCTATACAGTTTAATATCTTGTTAGCATCATCTATACTAAATTGTTTTTTATTTAGCATATGACTTATTTGTTGTCTGCTAACTCCTAGTTTATCAGCAATAAAAGTTTTGTTTATACCGTTGTCTTTTATAGTCTGATTAACTAAATTAGATAACTCTTTATTTGTCAAGGGTGTATACCTCCTATTAAAAAGAGTGTAAAACACCTTATAATAAGGGCTTACACTCTAGTTAGTTAGTTATTTGTTACATTTTCCTTTGGGTCATGTGTCTCGATATATAAAATAATATCAAGTATTTCCTTATCCTCTAACCCTTTTTCTCTAAGTTTTTGGATTAAATTTACAATTTCTTTACCTGTCATGTACTCCATCCTCTCACCGTCCTATCATTATTATAATGATATTATAACGAATTTTGAAAAAAGTGTAAACCCTTATTAATTTATCAAGGTGCTTTACAAGGATTGTAAAATTGTGATACAATAATATAATCCTTATATGATTATGTTATTGATAACCTTGCCAACCTGCTAACTGTCAAGTGCGATTGGCTTGTTATCTTTAACATGGCTTAAGTATACACTAAAACAATGTACTTGTCAATAGTTTTTATGTACTTTTTTATTTTATTTTTATGGGTGATATTATGATATTTGATAATAACTTACAATTAAAGAAAGAATTTGATAAATTGTTAATTGATACAGGTAACAACAAAGTAAATATTGCAACTGAATTGGGAATATCTAAACAACAATTAAGTAATTTGTTAAATAAGAAGAATTTATCATTTATGGATATGAAAAGAATATTAGATGTAATTGGTTATGATTTGGAAATTGATTTTAAAAAGAAAGAAAACTAATTGCATTATGCATTATATAGAAGAAACTCAATCAGCAAAGCTTATTTATTGGAAATTATATTGTGTTTTAGTTAGAAATTAGCAATATACAACGTGATTTGGTTTTTGGTATAGTGTAGCAGATACGCTACTGCTACTATTATATAAGTATATAGCCGTTTAAACGTCTTGTTTTGCCCTATATGGGATTTTATATGCATAATGTATCTATGCATCATATTTTGATTTTAAATTGATTTATAGGGCATTTACAAGCGTTATAATTTTGTGATGCGTTTTATTATTATGTGTTATATATAATTATTAAATAGATATATTTATAGGTTTATTGCATATATAATTATTATGTTTATAGTTATGTAATGTATAGTGATTGTTTGTGTTAGTATGTAATATATTGTTATATATAGTGTGTGTTATAGGCATGATAGTATTATTGTATTAGATATTATAGTTATGTGGTAGTATATGTATATATTTGATATTATATGTTGATTAATATGTTGTATGTATTATTCAATAGTATATAGTTGTGTTGTGTGTGGTAGTGTATGATAATAGGTGTTATAGTTATTGTGTGGTGTATTATAATATGATGATTGTATGTTATATTATGATATGATGCGTTATTGTGTGATATAATATATAATTATATTGTGTTGTTGTAGATAGTATTGTATTATCATAGGTTATATGATGCTATTATGTATTGGTTATATATATGATGTGCTAGTTATATATGTAGTATGATATATTGATTTGGTTGATTATATGATTGGTTAGTATATTATATGTTTATGCTTTTGTATAGTGTTTAACTGGTGTCGTGTAGTTGTACATATTGTACATTTTAATGAGATTATGAGCGTGATATAGTGTGCAGTTTGTTGTTATTTATGATGCAGTTGTGATAGTTAGTATAGTTTTACATATGATTGTGTGATATTGTTTTTATATATCTATTGGTTATAAAATGTGGTTAAAACAACATTTTTTATCTCAAAAAACGAACTTTTATTTTTATATCCTAATAAATACCACCATATACAGAAATTTTATATCTTGTAATATCATTACATTTTTATATCCTGCCACCCTTGAATAATCCTTATTTATCTATCTTTGTAAATCATTTACACATAGTATTAAAAACTATATCTTCTAGTATGAATATTAAAAAACACGGACTTTTCAACAAAACTCCTTGTTTTTTATAACAAAAAACCGCATAACATAGTATTAAAAACTACGTTGCACAGGGGGTATGTTTACATTTTTTACATAACTGTCAATTTATGTAAACACAACAGGTGTTCAACTCACACCCCACGTTCAAAATTTGAAATCCCTCTCCCCTACCATTTCACTCAATCCCACTTAAAAAATAGCAAAAATACACAAAATGAGTTCGAGAACGAGTTCGAGAAAGTCCTTATAAAATAAACAAAATCTTCACATTGAAAATACCCTAAAATCGTAAAAATCCCTCTCAAACCTTCATTTTTGTCAATAAAATTCTACACTTTATCGAAGTCAGTCATAAAATCTACGAAACATAGCCAATTTTATTCCTTGTTGCCCGTATATCTACCTTTAAAATATGTAATAAAAATAAACAAAATCATTCATTTCTATCTGCACTAGTAAACCTTATTTTCGAAGTCCTTTAAAATTTACCTTCCATCCCTATTAAAAATATCCTTTGCTCAAATTTACATTATTCGACCCTAAAATCAATTCTATTCATTTTATTTGTAACTTATCGTCTTATGCATTAAAATCCAATTTCACCCCTGAAAACTCAAAAATACTCTCGTAATCCAGGGTAATATAACATTCATTGCACCTATATCTGGAATATCTAAATGATCTTTTATTCAATTATCATTCATCCATCATATCTCTCTTCTACTCTTCCACGTCTTAAATAATCTCATCTCACACCATTACAAAAATTCATTTGTAAATATCCTTAGCTTAAATCTCCAAAAAATGACCCTAAAATCAATTTTAACTCTTACCCTTACAACTTACCCTTTCTTACACTAAAATCCATTCTAGTCAAAATAGCGTTAAAATTCTCAGCTAATCTAGAGTAAGAAAGTTTCTAATATATCTCATCCAAACTTGAATCACAAATCTATAACTTTTCTATTATTTAATATCTCAGAAATTCACTTTCTATATATCCCTTAGCTAAATCGGTAAAAATCAACTCTAAAATCCATTTTACTTTTTACATGAGCAATTTATCCTCTCAGCATATAAAATTGATTCTGGTACAAATAGCTTAAATTTCGTCTAACAATCTCAGGTAGAGAATCTTTTAATATATCCCACACCCAATCTCAAAATATATAAACATATAACATTCTCTCTTCTAAAATACAACAACACTTTTTTCAAAAGATAATAAATAAAGAGAATAAAAACTTGTACCTATTCACAATCTCACAAAGAGAATACACAACTAAGAAATTTTGATTATGAAATTAAATTAATCATATCAAAATGCTTCTAATTGGCACATCATGGCTTTACAAGAATGAAAATAACCACAAAGATATTTGATATATCTTTTGGAGAATATAATGTTGCGCCAGAAGAAAAATATTTTTACTAATTAAACAATAAAGGAGATTAACCACTATGAGAAAATTAAAAGACAACAAAAATAACACAACTACTACTATCACACCATCAACATCTGATAAGACACCTATTGAGATTGCATTACAGATTGATTCGGATGGAATGACAACAGCAAGTAAGTTATATGCTTTTTTAGAATTGAATCCAAGTAATTTTGCATCCTGGTGTAGAAGAAATATCACTAGAAATAAATTTGCCACTGAAAATGAAGATTATATAGTTTTCGTAGTGAGCAACGAAAACTTCAAATTAGGTGGTAGACCAAAAACAGATTATAAACTTACATCTGAATTTGCAAAGAAGCTCTCAATGACAGGTAACACTGAGAAACATGAGCAAGCAAGAGATTATTTTATCGCTTGTGAGCAAGGATTAAAGATTGCTACCGCTAAATTACAAGAAAGAAATAATGATATTCAAGCTTTGGTGCAAAACGTAAATACTCTTGTACAAAAGATTGATAATGTATTTAATTCATTAGAATCAAGAATAGACATGTTAGAGAATAATAATATTACTCAAAAAGCATTACCAAAGAAACGATATACATACTGGTCTTCTAAAATGTTTACAAAATATCAAGCATTGGCAGATTATTTTGAAATCTCTTATAAAGAATTATACAAGAACTTATATAGAGAATTAGAAAATAGATATCCTGATGTGGAAGTTAATCAGATTGTAGATGATTATTGTTATGAAAATCATCTTGAAACATGTTATCCATTAGATGCAATAGAACATAATCGTAGAGTAAGAATTCTATTTGAGCAATTAGTAGATAATCTTTTAGAGAAATATAACTTAGCAACATCAAAAGAGAATTTTGTAGTATCAACTATTTTTGATACGAAATAAAAAATACACCAAGGAGTATGTCCAACAAATATATAAAGATGACATTGAGATTACACAAATAACAAAAAGGTAAAATTTCAAGTTTTTAAATTTAATTTTTATGAATGTAATGAATAAAAATTAAATTAGTCTGTCTTATTAAATATTAGTATATCTTCTTTCTGTTCAGTTGACATCCACTGGTGGTAGTCTGCTGAACAGGGGTTGAGAATTTAGACATCCACTGGTGGATGTTTGCTGAACTCTCGTAAGAAAAATTTTTTTAAAAAAGAGGTGAGTAAGAATTAACAATTATAAAGTATATTTGCATACAAATTTATCTAATAATAAAAGATACGTTGGGATTACACAACGTCCTCTAAAAGAAAGATGGAATAATGGTAATGGTTACAATAAAAATGATAAATTTTTTAAAGATATTCAAAAATATGGTTGGGATAATGGATTTTCACATGAGATTATAAAAGATAATTTATCTTATAAAGAAGCAAGGACTTTGGAGAAATATTACATAACAAAGTATAATTCAGTTTCAAAAGGATATAATCAAATAAATTTTGATCTAGGAGAATCTCTTCAATTTGATTTTGATGATTTCATACCTATTGATAATCCATGTAGAGAAAATAATCATAGAGAATATTTTACTAGAATACCAAATAGTTTTATTCAAATTGATATTCGAAAAAAATATCATTTAAATAGAATTTTTTACTTAGTATATATCTTAATTGATAAACATAGAAGTTATGAAGATCAATCATATATTACTATGTCGGAAATATTTAATTTATGTAATTATAAACAAACCAGACATAAACCAAAAATATTTTATGAAATAATTAAATGTTTACTATTTCTAAATGAAAGCAATATGATTCGTATTACTTCTGATTTTGATATTTATTCTGTTGGATACACTGATTGTATTCAGATGGATATTATTTGTGAGAATTTTGACGCAACAGATAAATTCTCAAAAATTACATCTTCACAACTTGACTTCATAATGATGAGTGAATCAAGTATTAACAAAGAGAATATATTAATGGCATTCCTTTATATCAATTCTTATATTTTTATTCGTCCAAAAAATAAAAATAATGAAGAAACAATAAGTAATCCTAAATCTAAACCAGAAGCATTTTTTCGCAGCATGGAAAGTATGGCAAAAGAATTGGCAATTTCAAAAGATACATTAAATCAATGTATTCAATGTTTAACTTCTTCTAGCAAAAACCAAAAACCTCTTTTGATAAAAAGAGAAGTAGGTAGTATACAACCAGATCCTAAAAAGCCACCACAAAATGTTCCAAATATCTATGTGCTTAACAAAGAAGGATATGAACAAGAAATTGAATGGGCTATTTTAAAGATGTTAGAAGTATATAATGTAGATTCATTTGGAGAATTAATAGGTAAAGATATAAATAGAAAGGATGTTGATGCACATGATTAAACAAATAAGAAGAGAATATATACATGAGTAACTATTAATCACCATCTCACAACAAACTGAAACATAAATGAAATTAAAACACATAAAGAAAGGATTTTAAGAAAAATATGACAGATGAAATTTTTGAAACTAGAGGAGCTTGTAGCATTAAAAGTCTTGCGGAGTTTGATACAAATTATAACAATTTAGGACAGCATTACCTATCTTCTATTGCCAATGCTATCATAAGTGATTGGCGATTTGATAGACAATGTAAAAATAATATTCGATATAAAAGAAATAATAAACAGAAAGAGGATGAATAATTATGAGATATGAAAATATGGGACATGTAATCAGTTTTGATTTACAGGATGGATATTCAATTCGATGTAATTACAATTTTGATAAAGAGAAAGATATGTATAGAGTCACATTGTTTTTGACTAGAAATGATTTAGATTACATTGAGAGAATTGATACATATTGGCTTGACGCTGCTAAGACTACAATCAAACATCTTATCACTGAACTGATTGAAAGAAAATGTAAAGAAGGTTTTTTTGATTATTATATTGAGAGAATAATATATACGTTGAAATGCTTTGATAAGGGAAATGATATATTGGAATGTGTGAGATTATATGAAGAAAAATGATATAAAATTTTTTAAAAAAGCTAGAAAAGTCGCATTACTTTCAGATTATAAAAAAGTACATATTGGTTGTGTTGCTGTGTACCAGGGGCAAATAATCGGAATTGGTTGTAATCTTGAAAAAACACATCCTATACAGGCACATTATAATATTTTTAGAAATAAAGATATTTCTCTTTGCTCTTCTCTTCTACCAAAACTCCATGCTGAAATTAACTGTTTAAATGCAATCAGGCATATGAATATCAATTTTTCAAAGGTTAAGTTATATATCTATCGTGCTAGAAAAGATGAACTGATTGGGATATGTAAGCCTTGTCCTTCTTGTATGGCTGCTATTAAAGATTTAGGTATAAAACATATTTATTATACGACTAATGATGGATTTGCTTACGAGAGAATTTGTTATGATGAGGTGGCTTGATGAGATGTGAGATTTGTCAACATGAAAATCATATAGTTGGATGTCCATATTATGAGGGGAAACATTTATCACGTTGTGATGTATGTGGAGAATTTATATATGAGGGTGAAGAGTATTTAGAAAATAATGGTGGTGATCTGGTTCATTTAGAATGTATTCAAGGTATCAGATGGCTGATTGGATGGTTAGGATATGAAGTTAAGGAATTTGGAGGAAAATAGAAAATGTTAACTGGAAAAATAGGAAACGAAATTATAAATTGTTATGATGGAACACGTTCAAAAGAACAGTTAAAGAATTGGGCAAAAAAGAAAATTATTTTATGCCCAGCTTGTAATAAACCATACGAATATTGTCATGGTAGAGTTAAAATACCATATTTTAGACATATGGATAAAGCTAAATGTGAGGATAAATATTCTGAATCAGAAACAGAAGAACATCTTTGTGGTAAACGAGATTTATATGAATGGATTATTAAACAAAATGGTGTTAAAAATGCAATATTAGAAGGATGGATACCAGAAACAAAACAACGTCCTGATATTATGTTTGAATATAACAATAAAAAATATGTAATTGAATACCAATGTTCTCCTATTGCTTCTGAATATTTTGAAAGACATGACTTATATCAGGCAGTTGGGATACACGATATTTGGATTTGTGGAACAGAAAAATATTTTGGGTCAAACAAAAGAATGAATACGTTAGAAGCATCATCACATGTTTATTACGATTTTAAAAATAAATTTTTGTATGTTGTTGATAATATTTCTGAGGCAACATTTAAAGAAATAAAAAAACTTGCCTTATGGAGAGAAAACTTAACAACAAAATATAAACAACAAAAATATTCTAAAAGACCATTTCATGTAATGATTAATGCATACGATTATACTGTTGGATATAAAAATTACATTCAAGTTAAAAATACTTCTAATAGTTATTATTGTAGTGGTTCTCACTATCCATCTCCAACAGGTAGACCTTCGAGAAAATATCCATATCCAGTAAAGGATTATGAGTATTTGAGAAATTATTCTTATGCTACTTGTTATAAACTATCTGATGTTAAATTAGAAATGCAATTGGAGGAGAAATAATTTGAGTAAACACTTAACGTCACAAAGATATGTGTTTAAAATTCATTCTTCGAGACTTAGAAGAAAAAAATGGAATTTAAAACTAACACCAAACCAAGCGAGAGAAAACCAAGAACTTATTGCTTTAAGCGAAAGTCAAATAATGAGATTTATTGATGAGATAAATAACATTACTAATGCAGAATTTAAAATTTCAAATATTAAATCTCAAATAAAAAAATTAAAATCTGATAAGAATTTATCCACATCCAGACCAAAAATCAAAAAATTATATAATGATTTGGACAAATATCAGTTCAAAAAAGATTATGTGTGTGTTGTAATTGATAAAATTAAAGATTTTGAATACATTTATGAACATGGGTTTAAAATTAACAATGTTACATATAGGTGGTTACTTGGAACTACAGGTGGAGTAAAAAATAACACAATAGTATTTGTAAATGAGAAATTATTACCAGAATTAAAAAGACGTATTAATAATGGACGAGATTTGCAAAAAGAATTTGCTCCAGCAAAACTCGAAGCCTATATTGCATTGGTATGCAGCTCTTCTACTCCTGTATCAATGCCAAATGGAATTGTGGTTGTTCATGATTGTATTACAAAATTCAAATCAGATGTAATTGAATTAGATGATACTGGGCTTGATCAACCAAGTATGAAATTTATTAAAGATAAAGATGTAGAGCTAAACGATAGTGACGGATATGGACTTGCTATGCCATCCCTTATGGAACGTTGGGGATATGAAATTGGAGAAGATTTTTTATTGCCTGGTTGTGTTATTAGAAATTCATTTTGTAAAGGTGCTGTATTTCCTATTGATTTTCAGAAGTTTGCACAATATCATGGTTTTACAGAAATAACAGATGTGTGGGGGAATACATATAACATTAACGAAATAGAACTCATTTTAACAGAGTCGATGCTAAAATTATGGGACTCATATTCTTCTCTTGAATCATATCTTGAAAATTGTGAAAAGAATCATTATACATTTGCAATTACAAAAGCTTCAGAAGAAGAATTAGAAAATGTAAGAACAATGAATTATCAGTTTTTGCAAAGTTATGATTTTACAGATGAACAAATTGATGAATTAATCGCACCAACTGTAAATGAAATCAAAGAAATTTTAGATGATGATTATAGAAAAACAATATTATATACAAAAGGCATAGGGCTTAATGAGAAAAATATTCAACATTTAGATAGTTCATTTGCAACAGCATTGATGATTGAACCTAAAATGGCTAATGATCCATTTATTAAATCTCAGATTCACTCCATGATTAGAAAGCGTATTGATGAAGCTAAAGTTGGAGTTTTAAAAGTTCCTGCTAATTATTCATTAGTATCAGGAGATCCGTATTCTTTATGTCAATCCATGTTTGGAATGAAAGTTACTGGATTATTAAAAGCTGGACAAGTCTATTCCAAATATTGGGTTGATAAAGGTGTTGATAAAATTGTAAGTTTTCGTGCGCCAATGACTTCGCATAATAATATTAGACTGCTTGAAGTTGTCCATAATGAAATAATGGATGATTTTTATCAATATATGACAACTCCTACTATTTTTAATAGTTGGGATACATGTGCAGAAGCAATGAATGGCTTCGACAAAGATGGAGATGCTGTTATTGATACATCCTTTTCTCTTCTTGTGGAGAATACAAAACAATTACCTGCTATCGTATGTGTACAGAGAAAAGCTCCAAAATGTATTCCTACAGATGATGATATTATGAAATCAAATATCAATAGTTTTGGAAATGCTGTAGGAGGTGTAACAAATAAAATCACATCAATGTTTGAAGTTAAATCTAATTTTGAACAAGGGACTAGAGAATATAATTTACTCGATTATAGAATTAAATGTGGTCAGTTGTATCAACAAAATGCGATTGACAAAACAAAAGGAATCGAAGCCAAGCCAATGCCTGATAATTGGTATAGCTGGATTTCAAATAAACTTACAAAAGCAAAAGATTCTCGTCAAAAAAAGGATTTTTGGGTTAATCGAAAAATCATTGCAGATAAAAAGCCTTATTTTATGCAATATATTTATCCATCAGAACGTGCAGCATTAAATAACTACCGTAAGAAAAATAACGAAAAAAGTTTTATGAGATTTAGAATTTCTCTTGATGAGTTGATGCGTAAAGAGAATAAAACAAAAGAAGAGATTAAATTTATTAAGTGCTATTATGATCGTATGCCACTCGGTATAGGTAAATGTACGATTAACAAAATTTGTTGGAAAATCGAAGAAAAATTTGACAATATTGTTTATTCCTCTAATGACAATTTCGATTATTCTATTATGAAAAGTGATGTAATATATTCCAATGTGGTATATAAAAAAATTAAAAAAATATATGAAGCTTATAGAAAAGAAATATCTAATTATAAGCAATACGCAAAATCAGAAAGGATTAAATCAGATGAACGTCAAATTCAAAAATATATTTTAAAGGAACAATTTAAAAAGAAATGTTTATTAGAATGTCCTAATGAAGATGAGTTATGTAATATTGTTCTGGATTTATGTTATTCAAAATCTAAATATAGCAAACAATTTGCTTGGGACATTTGTGGAGAAACATTTATACAGAATTTATTAAGACGTAATAATTATAGAATTTCATACCCAACACTTGATAATAACGGAGATATTGAGTATTTAGGTATGATGTTTTCTATGAGAGAAGCTGAAATTAAAGTAAATGTAGATTTGGAGGAAGATAAATGCCCGTTGTATTAAATGAAATAAAACAAGCAGAAATGATATTAGAAAAAGGGGAAGTTGGCAACAAGCCAACTTCTACATTATTTCTTCTTTCTAAATATTATCGTCAAAAATTAAAATTATCAGAGAAGAAAACTTCCGAAAAGCTCAATGAGTTTATGAATACCAATTATAAAAATTATAATCCTGTATTATGGGAAAACATAATCGAAGATATTTCTCGAAAAGGTAAAAAATATGAATTAAGAAATGTCGAAAGTATTGGTATTACTCAATCTGAGTTGAATAGGATTAAATCCGCAAAAACAAAAAATCATAAAAAAATATTATTTACAATGTTATGCTTTGCAAAATTATATAATATCACATCGCCTAATAATAATAATTGGGTCAACGCAGATATAAAAGAAATATTTAAAACCGCAAGAGTAATTGTCAAACATCGAGAAGATAAATTTTTATTATTAAATGATCTTGAATCAAATGGATATATTTCTTTTTCTAGCAAGAATGATAATCTTAATATGAAAATTAATTTTATTGATAATATCAATGAGTCGATATTATATATTATGGATTTTAGAGAATTAGGATATGAATATCTTAATTATATTAAAGATGGGAATTTTACAAGATGTAAAATATGCGACAGATTAATAAGGAAAACAAGTAAAAATATTCAATATTGTGCGGAATGTAAAGAAGCAAAAAAACTAGAAAAATACATAAAATATAATCAAAAACGAAATTAACCACTTTTTTAAAACCGTGAAAACCCTTTATTTATAAGGGTTTTGAGCGTTATTGCCAATTTTCTTATTATGTAATAGATATATACGTGAATATTTCAAAATATAAAGATGAATTAAATCTATTGAAGTGTTATACACATCATGGGTCAGTTAGTTAGGCTGTTAAAGAGAATTATAAGGTATCCCCCTTATCTCGCCCTTATAAATATTATAGCAGGATACGTTGGAGATGGTTTCCACGATAGCCTCATAAGCTATGCACACAGGTTCAAATCCTGTTCCTGCTCTCCTCTCCTATTTTGGAGAAATATTGAACGAAAGGATGTTATGATTTTTGGTAAAAATCACAAAAAATGAAGCACAAATACTTAATGTAAAATATGAAATTCCATTTAAAGAATTTGGTGGAATCACTCGCACTTGCTCTTGTCATCATAAAAGGAAAACTTATTATTTGACAGAGAGTAATTATAATCTAAATGCATTAAGCGAAATCAGAAAAAATATTGTTAAATAACAAAATATATAAGAAAGGTGGTACATTACCATCGGAAAGAAAAAGAAAGAAATAAATATAAGTTTTCTTAATAATGGATGTTCCGTAACAGGATCATGTACAATCATTAAGTTTTTAGATAGGACAATTCTCTTTGAATTTGGTGGAATTCAAGAAGGACATACTATTCTTGATAATTATAGATTAAACAAAGAACAAATATCTAAAATTAAAGCAAAAGATGTTGACATGATAATTGGTGGACATTTCATGCACTATGATCATGGTGGTAATATCCCCGCATTAGTTAAACAGAATCCAAACATAAGAATTATTACAGGCAAAAATACTACTGGTATATTAAAGGAAATGTGGTTAGACTCTGCCAACATTACTATTCGTGATTGTGAAACATTATCTTCTCAGTATTCAGATAAAGTGTTTAAACCTTTATATAATATTGATGATGTAGAAAAATCTGTATCTCTTGTTGAGGAATATGATGTTGGGGAAATTCACGAATTAGATGAAAATATATCTATTAGATATACATATTCTGGTCATATTTTTGGCGCAGTACAATGTGAATTATTTATAAAAATCAAGAATCATTGTACCAAATTATTGTTCACAAGTGATCTCGGAAATACAAAGATTCAGGATTTAAAACCATTTGTCCAGAAATTTGAACCTGTAAAATCTGCAAACTATGTATTCGGAGAAACTACATACGGTGCAAGAAACAATAAACAAATAACACAGAAAATAATTAATAAAGATTTAGAAAAAATCAAATCGGTTATTCAACAATTTTGCGGAGATTATAAAAGGCGAGTTCTTATGCCTGTTTTTAGTCTTGATAAATGCCCTGTCGTATTATGGCTTATTTATCAGATGTTTAAAGACGATAAAAATTTCACAACAAAAGTGTTAGTTGATAGTCCATTAACAAACAGACTTCTTGACAGATACAGTGAAGTATTAGAAGGAGAAGCAAAAGAAAAATTCGGTGAAATGCTTGCATGGAAGAATCTAAAAAGAATTGTAACTCCAGAAGATAGTAGATATGCTATGGAAAACATGAAGAATATCTTAATATTGAGTTCTGGTGGAATGTTACAAAGCGGACGTTCTGTTAGATGGGCGAAAGAGTTACTTCCTCATAGCAATGATTGTTTGATTTTGAGTGGTTATTGCGGAGAAAACACGCTTGGATATAAAATCAAAAATTTCAGTGACCAGAAAACCATTTCGATTAATGGCGCACAGGTGAAAAACAAAGCACAGATTGTAAATGTACGAAGTCTTTCGGGTCATATGCAAAGAGATGAATTATTAAAATACTACTCTTCTATTCATACAGAAAAGATTTATCTTCTGCATGGAGAAATGGAAGGAAAAGTTGAATTTTCGCAAGATTTGAAAAGAGAAATCGCAAATAAAAGCATGACTACAAATGTTTGTGTGGTTAATAAAGGAACGAAAATTTCGTTATAAAATATTATGAAAACTGAGGTATTTTAAATTTATGGTTAATAAAGAATTGTTAGAAATTCCATTAAGTGATTTAGGATTAAATGACCCTTTACCTGACCCTGTTACATACCAGTATTATAAGGGATTAAAAGAAAGAAAAATTATTATTAATGAGCAAATTGGTTCAGATATTGTTGAAATGGTCATGCTTCCGTTGTTAGAGATGGATAATGATGGTACTGGTAAACCAATTGATATTATTTTAAATACAATTGGCGGTTCATTATTTGATGGAGCGTCCTTATGTAATATCATTGATAATCTCAAGTGTCCAACAACAATTACAGTTATGACATATGCGTATTCAATGGGAAGTATCATTCTTATGGCAGGATATAATAACCTAAATGTTAAAAAGCGTTGTTATAAATTTTCAACTGCTCTTCTACACGCAGGAAGTAGTTATCTTGAAGGAAATAGTACATCTGTAAAAGATCAGTTTAATTTCTATCAGAAGTTTGAGGACATTATTAAAGATTATACACTTTCTCATAGCAATATCACTCCAGAAGAATATGAAAAAATGGAACGGTATGAATGGTATATGACGAGTGATATTATGCTTGAAAAAGGTCTTGTTGATGAAATTATCTAAGAAGAGTATCTACTACTCTTCTATTTTTATATTTTAGTTAATTGAAAAGGAGTTTTTTATATTATGGCAAAAAATTATTCTTACAAAGAATCAAAAGTAACTACAAAGAAATTAGTTGGTGTATATGACGTTGATACACATACTCTTGAAGTTGATGGCGAAGATAAAGATATTCTTAAAGAATTAGAAGATTTCGATGGTGCCATTTTAGAAGTGACTATGAAAGTTAAAGAAGAAACAGATTTAGCAGACGAATAAAGAGAGTTGGTGTAGTTATAACTGATTTATATAAATTAGATAATGAAACGGATTTTGAGTGGAAACTAAGATGTTGTCTTGCAAAGAAACGTAGAGAAACAGATATGGATTGGGTTGAAATCCGAGATATGCTTGGATTGTCTATCACACCAGACCAACTTAGAAAACAAGCTGTTGGATATCTGGAATATGATAATTATATTAACGGATTTGAGGGTGTATCGGAAAGAATTTTATGTATATCAGATGTTCATATTCCATTTAATTTACCTGTTGATATTTTTGCAAGTTATAAAGGAATTGTAGACACTTTAATAGTCAATGGTGATTTATTGGATTGTTTTTCATGTTCTGCATTTCCTAAAAAATTCAAAATAAATCTTGATGAAGAGCTTGTTTTAGGAAGACAGTACATTATAGATTTAATCAATCTGATCACACCTAAAAAGGCAATATTTGTAATGGGGAATCATGAATATCGTATGCAAAGATACTGTTCTGACAGATTATCAAATGAATTGATTGGTATTATTCCAACAGATCCGTTAGGAATGATTATAGATGATGGATTCAAGGTTAATGATGAAAGAAATAAAACTCAAACACAATACTCTTCTATTCGTGAAGTGTTTGAAGATTCAAACATTGAAATTGTATACAACAAAGAGTTTTGGGGTAAAGAAGGCAATGTGATTTTTTGCCATCCTCTAAATTATTCATCTGGTATGTTAAAAACAACGGAGAAAGCAGTCAATTATTTCTTACGAATAGATCGCACATTTACAGGAATTGTAATGGCACATACACATAAAGTTGGCAGCTTTATTCAAGGTGGGATAAAAATGTATGAACAAGGTTGCGTGTGTGATTTAAATAAATTGGATTATAACAATGGAAAACTTATAATTCCAAATCAGAATGGTTTTATGCATATTTCGTTAGATTCAAACGGAAACATTATTGATTCTAAGACAAAAATTATTTCGTTAAATTAAATATTAAAGATTATTTAGAACAGTTCTATTTACTGTTCTTTTTTATTTGACAGAGAAAATTGTGGGGGAAGTGAGAATAGTCCCCTAATAGAAATAGAACGGAGAATAGTTATATTGAGAAGTGAGAAAAATTGGTATAGATGTCTTACTAGAGATGAAATGAAAAAACTTATTGATGTAGGTTTTGATTATACAAATTTTAGAAAAGACCATTTCAACAATGGAAATATCACTTATTACTTTGAAAGAACTGAAAAGTTAGAAAAATATTTAGAGTCTACTGCTAGAGTGTAGAAGAAAGAGGTACATATGAACGATATCAAGGTTAACGGTACTCAAATTTTTATGGGAATTGAAATTCCTGTTATTGAAGGTGGATTTGGCGAAAACCAGAAAATTATTTTAGCGAAAACTGTTGCTAAGATTCATGGTGTAAGAACAAATGATATTCAAGATTTAATTCTTCAAAACATTGATGAGTTTGAATTTGGTGTAGATATTCTTGACCTTTGTGATGAAAAATTTAAAACCGATGCTGTCGGTTTAGGATTTATTACAAGCAATAGACAGAAACATTGTTATATTCTTTCGGAACAAGGATATATGTTGCTTGTAGGTTTTATGAAAACAAATAAAGCAAAAGAAATTCGTAAAAATTTAAGAAGAGAATATTTCGCTATGCGCCAAATTATTAATTCTAGTGAGCAAGAGAAAGCAGAATGTTTATTGGCTATTTATAATGGTGGTCAAAATGCTGTAGTTGCATCTAAACGATTATCTGAATTGGAGGTTAAAGAAGCTACTGCTCCTCTCTTACCCAAAGCTGCTTTTCATGATGCTGTATCAGTTTCAGAAAACAGTATTCCTTTTGGAAAATTTGCAGGAACATTTCAAAATAAAGTCAAAAATTTTGGCAGAAATAAAATTATGGAATGGTGCAGGAAGCAAGGTTACTTATGTTCAAGTTATGATTTGAAGAATAAACCATCTCAACAAATGATTGAGTCTGGATATATGGAATATGAAGAAAATCCATATGACCAAAATGGACGTAAATATGTTACCTATAAGCCACTTTTGACAGGAAGAGGTCAAATTTGGTTAACAAAGAAATTAACAGAATATCTAAATGATATTAAACGATTATAAAAATAAATAATGGTTACTCAATAAAGAGAGTAGTTAGTGTCTAACTGCTCTCTTTATTTTATTGCTTAAAATTTGAAAGGATTAAAAAATTATGAATAAAAAAGAATATATTGCTGCGACAGCAGAAAAAACAGATGGGATTAGTAAAGCAACTGTAGAAGAAGTGTTAAAAGCTTTTACAGAGACAATCACAGAAGGATTAATCAAAGGGGAAAGAATCCCTATTGTTGGATTAGGTGCTTTTGAAACGGCAGATGTTGAGGAACGTATTGGTAAGAATCCAAAAACTGGTCAGCCAGTCAATATTCCTGCTCATAGAAAACCTAAATTTAAAATCAGTAAAACATTAAAAGAATTAGTCAGAAATCCCATTAGCTTTAGCTGATGGAATGAATGATGGAGAATATATAAATGAAAGGAAGTGATTATAGATGTTAATTGCATATAAATACAGATTATATCCAAATAAAGAACAACAGGAATATTTTGCAAAATGTTTTGGTTGTGTACGTTTCATCTATAATCGTATGCTTTCAGATAAGATTGATTATTACAATGAAACAAAACAGAAATTAAATAATACACCTGCTCAATACAAGAAAGAATTTCCTTGGTTGAAAGAAGTTGATTCTCTTGCATTAGCAAATGCACAGATGAATTTACAAACTGCTTATAATAATTTCTTCAAAAGACCAGAAGTAGGATTTCCTAAATTTAAGAGCAAGAAAAATCATAAATATTCTTACACTACTAATAATCAAGGTGGAAACATTTATGTATCTGATAGACATATTAAACTACCGAAGATTGGATTGATTAGAGTAAAGAAACATAGAAATTTTGATGGTTTAATTAAATCTGTTACTGTGTCGCAGAATCCTTCTGGTAAATATTTTGTTTCTGTGTTAGTAAATCAAGAAGATAAAGAGAAATTACCTGTTAATGATAATGAGATTGGAATTGATCTTGGAATCAAAGAATTTGCTATTACTTCTGATGGTAAAATGATTGAGAATCCGAAATATCTTAGAAAGTCTGAAAAGAAACTAAGAAAATTACAGAAAGATTTGTCTCGTTGTCAAAAAGAAAGTAAGAACAGAGAAAAATGTAGAATAAAAGTTGCAAGACAACATAAAAAGATTGCTAATCAAAGAAAAGATTTTTACATAAATTGTCTAAGAGACTTATTAGTGAAAACCAAACAATATGTCTTGAAGATTTAAAAGTAAAGAACATGATGAGTAATCATAAATTAGCAAAATCAATAGCAGATGTATCTTGGAGTGAGTTTGTAAGACAATTAGAATATAAAGCAAATTGGTATAGTCGAGAAATTATTAAGATTGACACATGGTTTCCATCCAGTCAGATATGTTCTAATTGTGGGCATAAAGATGGAAATAAGCCATTATCAGTACGAGAATGGACTTGTCCTGTATGTGGAACTCATCATGAAAGAGATATTAATGCTGCAATAAATATTTTTAATGAAGGTTTGAGAATGAGAACCGTAGGAACTACGGAGATAGCCTAGGTAAACTTGTCTCATTAGAGATATTGATTAGGAAGCTCAACGAGCTTTAGCTCGTGGGTAGTTCACAAGATGCTGTTAGATAAGGAGATGACCATTTGAAAACTAATTTTTATTCTGATATTGAAGATTTATGTTTAGATATTGCCCAGAAATATCATGATTCTTCACAAAAAAATGAATTTTATGAAGTTTCTATTTTAACATTCCATGATAAAGCGAAAGAAATTATTGAAGAATTAATTTTTCATGGATTTACATTAAATAATATTGAATTAGAAAGTTATGAACTAACTGGATATAAAGATGAATTCGTTATCACTATTGATGATATAGGATGCATTTGGTGCGAAAGAGCAAAGAGAGAAAAAGGATATTTGAATTTTTATGATAAAATTTTATATATTGATTCTGATGCAAATTCTAAGATTCTAACTTATATCCATGATGCAGAAGAGATTATTGAATTTGATATTCATGATGATTCGTATAAATGTGAAGATGGTGATGTTTCTGCTATTTGTGAATGTGATGGAAATTGTAATTGTAAGGATTGTGAATATTCAGATGGAGTGGATGATGAAATTGAGATCTCTGACTTAAAAGTGTTAACTTTTTCTGGTAGCCACGATGGGAAATATACCTCTTATTGTATCACAAGTAATAATGAAGATAATTTAAATAAATTTCGCAAACTTGTTCAGGAATTAGATATTTAAAATAAATACATTTTTATTCTCGGAACACATAACCTGATATGTGGAGATAAGAATTAAGTCTACGGAGAAAAATGTAATCGAGGATGTAGACAGTTATTTATTTAGGGACTTGCATGATTTTATGTAAGTCCTTTTTTGTATGCAACATAAACTCAGACGGTCTGGGACTTGACTGCTAATCAATGTGTGCCATCTGGCATCTGTTTCGAGTACAGTGTGTTGCGTTTGGTATATTGTCTAAATGTTATTAGAGAATATACATTCTGTAGAATATTTTTATTCCGTCTTGTCTTCGTTGGTGAAACTCATGTATAGGGTACGCTCCTATCGCACTAACTAATGGAGAGATTTGTAGGATAACTACCTACCACTCTCCTTTTACTAGAAACTATTTTAGAATTTTTAGAAAAGGAGAATTATTTATGAATAAAATAACAACTAAAACTGTTAACACAATTACAACTCTTGAAATTGCTGATATGTTAGAAATGAAACATTATAAAATTCTTGAAAAATTAGAAGGTACAAAAGATGGTAAAACAAAAGGAATTATTAAGATTCTTACTGACCACGAAATTGTGGTGAGTGATTATTTTATTTTATCTACATACAAAGATAATTCAGGAAAAGAAAATAAATGTTATCTTGTCACAAAACTTGGATGTGATTTTCTTGCAAATAAATTTACAGGAGAAAAAGGTATTCTTTTTACTGCAAAATATGTCAAGAAATTTGACGAAATGGAACAAGCCATTAAAAATCCATTTAATCTTCCAACTACATACAAGGAAGCCTTAATTCAATTACTAGATAAAGTTGAAGAAAATGAGAAATTAATAAGTGAAAACAATCATAAACAAGTTGTAATTAATGGTCTTACAGATGAAATTCCTCTTTATAAAAAGAAAGATGTTATAAATAGAATTTGTAAACGTGCAGGTGGTCATTATGCAAATAGATATAAAGAATTGTATAAATGTTTTAAAGAGAATTTTCATATTGATTTAGAGTTGCGTTGTAAAAATTATAATTTAAAACAAACTAAAGAAAAAGATAAATTATCTATTATAAGATTTGCTGAGAAATTTAATTTTATTAATGATTTATATTCTTGTTGTGCTAAATTATATGAAGCAGAAATTGATACTGTTTTAAAACAAATTAATAAAATTCACAATTAATTAATTTAGAAAAGAGGATGTTAGTAACATCCCTTCTCTACGTCAATGGTGTAAATGGCAAGCATTAAAGACTCCAACTCTTTAGATTTTGGTTCAAGTCCAAATTGACGTGTTATTAAATGATTTTATTGGAAGGAAGTGAAAAAATGGCAGGAAGAACTGTACAGTATAATGTTTTAACAACACCAGAAAAATTACAACAAGTTAATCCAGATAATGTTGAATTAGGAAATGACTTTTTAGATTATCTTGTATCAGTAGATAGGGCAAAATCAACAATTGATGCATATGCTCATGATCTTAATATTTTTTGGGTATATCTATTAGAGAAATGTAATAACAAATTCTTTATTAATTTATCTAAACGTGAAATTTCTAAATATCAAAGTTATTGCTTGACTGAATTAAAATGGAGTCCTGCAAGGATAAAAAGAGTTAAGTCTACTCTCTCATCTCTTAGTAATTATGTTGAAAATATGTTAGATGATGAATATGAAGGATTTCGCCCAATTATTCGTAAAATAGAAAATCCAACAAATGAAAAGGTATTAAAGAAAACTGTATTTACAGAAGAACAATTACAAGGTTTATTAGATTATCTTGTTGAAAAAGAACAGTACGATAAAGCATGTATGCTAAGTATGGCTATGAATAATGGAAGACGTAAAAGTGAATTACCACGTTTTAAAGTTTCATATTTTGATGATGAAAATATTATTTATGGTTCATTATATAAAACTCCCGAAACTATCACTACTAAGGGTAGAGGATCAAGAGGAAAACAACTTATCGTATATACATTGGTAAAACCATTTAAACCATATTTAGATTTATGGCTGAAATATAGAGAAGAAAATAATATTATTTCTGAATGGTTATTCCCTAAAAAAGTAGGAAATACATATGTTGATGAACAAATTTCTACAGATACCTTAGATAGTTGGGCTGAAACATTTAGTAAAATATTGAATATTCCGTTTTACTGGCATAGTATACGTCATTTCTTTGTGAGTAGTTTATCTCGTAATTCTTTACCAGATAATGTAATTCAAATGATATTAGGATGGTCTTCATTAGATATGGTAGGAATCTACAAAGATATTGAAGTAGATGAAGAATTTGAAAAATATTTTGGTGAAGATGGAATTAAAAAGGTTCAACAATCTTCTTTAGCTGACTTGTAAAACTCTTCCCCTAACATACCCTTTTAACACCACTCGTCATATTCTCTCATTCTTCGCTGTTTACAAAAATATTAAAATATGATATTGTAAAAATATTAAAATTAGTATTTTTTGGTAAGGAGGATGTGAGAAATGGAAACAACAACAAGACCTCGTGTAGTACATTCTGCAATGAATGACATAAAAAAAGAAAAAATATCATTTAAACATAAGTTACAGAGGCGAGAAGGTGTTTGGACAAAGAAACAAAAATCTTTATTAATAGATTCTTTATTAAAACACTATCCAACTAATCCTATTTATCTCGTTGTTGAAGAAGGGGAACCAAAACGAGTGATTGATGGTTTGCAAAGATTAAGCACCATTAAAGATTATACAAATGATGAATTTACTCTTTCTACATTAGATGACATAGAAATAGACGGTGTTACTAGAAAGTTATCAGGAAAGAAATTTTCTGAACTTGACCCTGCTGTAAAGGAAGAAATATCTGGCGCAGAAATAGTTTTATGTGAACTTCGAGATGCTACAGATAAAGATATTATAGAGTTATTTTCTCGTATTAATAACGGAAAACCACTTAATAGTACACAGAAATTAACCACTTTTATGTCAGTAGAACTTATTGATATAATTTCTTCTATGGTGGAAAATCTGTTTTTTAATAATGTTCTTACAGAAAAACAGCTTAATGATTCTATTGATGTAGACATTATTATTGAATCTCTTATGATGATTGATTCAAATAAAGATAGAGAACTCAAAAGCTTCACAGCGGCAGAAAAGAAGAAATTTGTACAATATTACAGTGAGAAATTCAAAGAAGAACCTGATAATCAATATGAAAAAATGGATAAAATATCAGAAGGATTAAATAGACTTGGCAACCATTTTGAAAAAGATACGAAAATGCCTAAACTACTTATGCCTTTATGTATTTATGGTATGTATCGTATGATTAAAGATAACAAATCATTTGAGAAATATTTCAATTGGCTGGATGATTTCTTGGCTGGTTATGAAAATAATGAAGAATTCTTACAATATTGTAATTCTGGTACGACAAGTGCCGCTAAAGTACAGGGTCGATTCCAGTATTTTAGAAGTGCTATGCATGATTTGTAATATATAAATAAAGATTATATCTAACAATTAAAAACGAATATTGAATTATCAAGAAGAGTGGATTTTCTACTCTTCTTTTTTTGTTGTTTAAAAAAGAATAAATATATGGTCATAAACAGGTTGTAAGTGCAATGGTGTTTGGTGTTCTGTCAGCGGAACGTGACTGGTTGGAATGAGTGAGAAACTAAAGAGGTCATGGACTTTAGTATAGTAGATACTCGCACTACTCTCTCATTCTTCTTTTGTATAAAATAAAGGAGGTGGCGTTTTGCCTACTAAGAAAACTGGTGCAACGCCAGCTAATAAACAAAAAGGAAAAAAGGTCTGCACTTGTTGTAAAAAAAACAAAAATCTAGTAGACTTCTATTTGTCATATAGTCCAATGTACTCATTGGATAAAAGAATTCCTGTATGTAAGGATTGTTGTAAAACTTCTGTCTTAAATGATGATAACACAATAAATTATATTAAATTTAAAAGTCTTTTGATGCAGATAGATAAGCCATTATATTATGATTTACTTGCTAGTAGTGAAGAATCATTACTTAAAGAAAATAGTTATATGGATGAAGATGCGTTAAAATATCGTGGGAAAGAAATATTACAAAAATATTTTACTCTTATAGCAATGCGCCAAGATCGTCAACGAAATTGGGCAGATGCAGAAAAAGAGGGGCATATGCATCAAAATAATAATCGCACTGTTGCTGAAAAAAGTGTGATTATAAACAAATATCAAGAATTATTTAATTTATCGCAAGATAATCCAAATAATGATATTATTGACTTAGGTATTAAAAAAAAGATAATAAAGTGGTCTAAAGAAGATAAACAAAATATGAAATATGCTATTGAAGTAATTGGATATGATCCATTTGAAGATTATCCAGAAGAAAATAGAAAATTTTTGTTTAATTCCTTATCTCCTTACTTAGAAGATGATGACAATGTTGAGGATGCTTATAAATTATCGCAGATATTACAAATTATAAAAAATAATTTTCAAATAGATACATGTGATAAAAAGATGGCACGTTTAGACCCTTTGAAAGATGCTGAAAGTATAAAAACTTTAAGTGATATTAAAAATAAACTTGTTCAGAGTAATGATAAAATTGCAAAAGAAAATGAAATTTCTGTAAAAAATAGATCCAATAAAGACGCTGGAAAATCTACTTTAACATATCTTATGCGTGATTTAAGGGAAAAAGATTTTGATAAAGCTGAAGCAGATTACTATGACCAATTAAAGAGCAAAGGGACTCGATGGGCTGTTGAGATTTCTCAGAAAGCTATGTTGGATCATTGTATTTTTGATGAAAATGATAAAAAAGAAATCTACGAAACCCAATTAAAGTTAATAGATGAATTAAATCAAGAATTAGATAAAAAAAAAGAGGAAATTCGCCTACTCTTAATTAAAATAGATGAATTAAATGCAATTATAGAAAAGGGTTCATAATGGCATATCATAAAATTATGTCAGAACGCAAAAGGCGAATTTGCGAATTAGATTCTGAAAGTATTGCTTTTTATAGACGTAACCCATGCATTGCATGTGAAGAATTACTTGGCATAAAATTAATTGATTCTCAGAAATATATTTTGCAACAAAGTTGGAATAAACCACATGTACTCTGGTGTTGTAGTCGTAACTTCGGGAAGTCTTTCCTGGGGGCGATATTTATGATTCTAAAAGCCATTCTTTATGAAAATCAAGCAATATATATTGTTTCTTCTGTTGGTAACCAATCTAAAGAAACTTTTTCAAAAATTGAAGAAATTGTTCTTAGAATTGGTAAAACAGCTGCTTCTATTCGTTCTTTAAAAGATATTGTGGAAAAGGAAACTCGAAAAACTCCAAATAATAAAACAGGATTTCAACATAATCCAGAGTCATTCCATGTCGAATTTTTTAATGGTAGTGAAATATTTACATTGAATGGTAAACCTGATAATAACAGATCTCGCAGAGCTACGCTTGTATTTTTTGATGAAGCGGCTTTTAGTAGTGATGAATTAATTGCAGTTTGTGAAGCATTCGCAACACAAAATACAGAATTCGTAACATCTGTTGATGAAGGTTTTAATCCCGATACATTAAAAAGAAAATGTCCTACCCAATTAGTATACGCTTCTTCTCAAGACGATATGAGCAAAATGTTTTATAGTCATTATAAAAATTTCACAAAGAAAATGATTGCTGGCGATAGAGATTATTTTGTAGCAGATATGATTTGTGATACCGCTATTAAAACTTTTATGAATGGTAAGCCATACACCCCTCTTCTTACTCAAGATAAAGTAGATTCTGCTATGAAAGCAAATAGAGAGAAAGCATTAAGAGAATATTATAATCAACCTACTCGTGATGGAGGTGTTAATCAAATTGTTAAATGGGGTACAATTCGTAGAAATGAAACCTTTTGGATACCTCAACTTTCTTATAAAAAAGATACAAAGATTACATTAGCCTTAGACCCTGCTCGTACTTTTGATAATTCTATTTTAGGAGCAATGAGGATTATTAATGATCCTGATTATGGATATATTGGAGAAATTATAAATTGTGTAAATATGGTTGATACCGCAAGTAAAAAAGGATATAAACTCGATTCAAATAGACAATTAGAAGAAATTAGAAATTATATTGCTTTGTATAATGGACAATACAATGATTATGTGAATATAGATTGTTTATTAATCGATCAAGGATCTGGAGGAGGCGGAGTTGCTGCTTACGCTGATGGATTATTAAATGATTGGACTGGCAATGATGGTAGAGTTCATAGAGGACTTATTGATGAATCACATGATATTTATGCTGGTTATAAAGAAAGATACCCAAATGCTGTAAATAAATTGAAATTAATTAGTCCTAAAAAATATAGAACTCAAATGGTAGATGAATTTATCGAGTTAATGAACCTTGGAGTTATAAAATTCCCGTATGAGTATAAACAAGAATTTATTTCAATATCTGAAAATAACGAAGAAGAAGAAAAAATTGGACATTATCAATTAACGGACGATGAAATTGTTGCATTAGTAAATATAGACTTAATGAAAACAGAAACAACATCTATTTATAAATATGAAAATGCAGAAAAAACTACAAAGACATATGCGTTAGCAAAAGATAAAGAAAATACAATGCATGATGATAGATTCTATGTATTAATAATGTTAGCGCACAGATTATATGAACTTCGTAGAAAACAAATCATTGTTTCAGAACCTGAAACAGACTACTCTTCTGCTCCTATCTGTGCATCATCTGTGTCATTTTAAGAAAGGAGGTTTCGATGTCAAAATCAGAAAAAAATGAATATATAGAAAATCCCGATAAAGATTACAAACTTATTATTAATTCAGAATCCAACGATAATGACGATGAGGAAACCATCCTTGTTACAGCGGAATCAATACAAAAACAATCTGAAAGTTGGATGTATGACGCTCTTCAAAGTTTTGAAAAAGGTGGACAACAATATTCTGTACGTTTCAATGAAAGTTCTTCATCTTTAAATTCAGAAACCACTTTGGATACTATTCAAGAATTAGCGTTAAACGCCCAAAATGATATTAGTAAAATTCAGAAAATTAATATTCTAGTAAGACAGGCAGAAAATGAAGATGATATTATTGGAAAGGTTCATGAAGCTGTTGAAGCTAATCTAAATGCAAATGTTAGATTTTCTTTTGATAATTTACCGAAAGATTACGATGAAGAATTAAAAGAAAAAACCGAAGGAATTATAAAACGATTTCATAAGGAAGTCAACATTAATGATGTAATGACTACTGCTATCACTTCTACTTACGATGAAGGAAATTGTATTCAATATTTACGATCAAAAAAATCAAAAGGCATATACCATCATGTAATTGACAAATATCCTTTAGGTGTTGCTATTCTATCAGATTATTCTCTTAACAGTATCCCATATGTATTGATAGATACAACCGAGTTAACCAACAGGTTACAAAAATCTACATTAAAAAATAAGAAAAACAAACCATTGTTTTTTAAAAACACAGTAGAAGAAATTAAAAATAATTATCCAAAAGAAGTTATAGACGCATATACAAGTAGAGAAAAATATGCTGTTCTCGACATAAGACGTACTGGCGTGAATCGTTTTGGAAATTTAGGTAGAGCCTATGGTATATCTCCTGTCTTCAAAGCATTAAAACCTAAGATTATGTTAGATAATTGTGACAAATCTGATTTAGTAAATGCTAAAGCCAAAGCAAAAAAAATCATAGCTCAAATTATGCGAAAAGAAACTATGGGTAGTTCCTATGAAAAAAAAGGATTAGAAGATATGGCTTATGCTCATACATGTCTTATGGCTGCGTGGGGAAATCCTACAGTTGTGTATACTCCACCTCCATGCGTGGAAAAGGTGATGTATATAGAACCTTCTGTAGAATTTACAAATGAAAATACAGTAAAGCAATATCGTTCTCGTATGACTTCTGCTTTAGGAATTTCATTTCTCAATACTGATGGGCAACAAACAGTCAGTACAGCAAATATATCCATTAAACAGCTTATGCGGACTCTTAACAAAATCGCAAAAAGGCAAGAAGTTATACTTCAAAGATGGTATGAAGTTGTTTTAATTGAAGAAAATATTCCTATTGAGTATTGTCCTACTCCTCATATTCTTGATGCTGAATTATTAGAATTTGAAATGAAAAAAGATTTAGCTGAATTTTTATATTCTAAACTTAATTGTTCTTTCCGTACCGCATATGAAACATTAGATATGGATTTTAATGATGAAATGGAACGTAGAAAAATTGAACAAAATAATGGAGCAAATGAGATTTTTGTTCCACATCCTACTTCTTATAATTCTTCTGGAAATGAAGATTCTTTAGGTGGTAAACCAGAAGGTTCTATAAATGATTTAAAACAGGAATATGATAAAAACTATCAACAATCAAAGGTAAATTAAGACTGCTTTGGCAGTCTTTTTTGTTTAAATGAGGTGATTTGAATGGATAATGAACGCATTATCTTAGAAAGTCGTCCCATATCTATAGCATCTTATAGCAATTACAAAGAAGCTATCTTCTTAATCAGCGTATTAGACGAGCCTGATTCGTATGGAAGAATCATTCCCAAAGAATCTGGTGAGAAATATTGCGACACAATTATTGGTTATCCAGTTGTAGCAAAATTAGAAAAAAATATTTTTGGGCAACCTATAGATTTTGGAGGTCATGAATTAATTGTTAAAAAAGCAAAAGATGGGAAAAAGAAAAGTTATTTTAATACTGTTCCGATCGGAAGTGTAATTGATTCATGGTGCGAAGAACGTGAAGTAGATGGTTATGAAGGAACTCCAGAATGTATTTTGATTAAAACAAAATTATGGACTTCACGTTTTCCAGAATATTTTAAGGTGTTTGATAAATTATGGGACGATGGCAATATTAGCAGTTCTTGGGAGTTAACAGCAACAGAAGTTGTTACTAAGGGTGTTAATAAAATTTATAAAGTTTTTGAATTTATTGGGAATTGCATACTTGGGAAAAATCATACTCCTGCTGTTCCAGGAAGTGGCGTAATTGAATACGCTGAATTTGATGATGAACTTTCCAATGCGTTAATGACTGATATTTCAAATAGTAATACATCAAATTATGAAAATATCGAAGAAAAGGAGGATATAAATTTGGCTGAAAAAACAAAAAAAGATGATCTGATTAAAGATACAGAAAAAGAAAATACAACAACTGATTCCGTAGAAGAGACAGAAAAAGACAAAAAGAAAAAAGATGAAGAAACTGCTGAAAAGAAAAAGAAAACTTCTTGTGCAGAAGATACATCTGAAACAAAAGAAACTGCTGAATCTACTGTTGAATCGGATGACAACCCAGAAGAACCAGAAACAGCTTCTTTAACGGATAGCGATTTATTCAGAAAGATTAACAAAGCTTGTGAAGATGCAATTAAAGGTTGGGGATATGTTTCTTATTGGTTTCCAGAAGAACATACTGTTTGGTTTCATGTATATGATGCTCCAACACAGTTAGATTATAAGTTATTTACATATACAGTTGAAAATGATGAAGTAACCGTTTCTGAACCGCAAGATGTAAAACTTACTGTTTCTGTATCAGATGTTAATACTGTTCTTGCTGAAAAAGATGAAAAAATCGAAACATTAACCGCAGAGCTTGAAATCAAAGATAAAGCCGTTATCTCCGCAGGTGAGAAAATCGGAAAACTTAATGTGCAGATTTCTGAATTACAACCATACAAAGAACAAATTGAAAAAGCAGAACAAGAAAAAATTGAAGCTGAAATTGCAGAAGAAAAAGAATCTTTAAAGAAAAACCTGCTTAAAGGCGGATTATTCACTGAGGAAGAAATTACAAAAGCTGAAATCGCAGAATTAATTGAAGCAAGAGATAAAACTGCCATCAATGGTTTAATCGCAGAAAAATATATTGCTTCTTTTGATAAAGAAGAAACTGATGTCGCTGATAAAGAAGAAATTGTTCCAGCAACAGCAAGCTTAGAAACAAATGATGTAAATGAAAGTCCAGTTACTTTCATGAGAGACTTTTTATTAAGAAAATAGGAGGAAATAAAATGATTCGAGATATTAGACGTAATGGCGCACAGCCAAAAGACACAATGCATAAAGCAGATGTAGCTCTTGTTACAGGAATGGGTGTTGTAATTAAAGATGCATCCACAGTTAAACTTCCTGGTGAAGAAACAGCAAAAAACATTTATGTTGCGACAAAAGAAAGAATCCCAACGGGAATTAACGCAGCTAGAACAGATATGTCCGATTATGATGAAGATTTTGTAAATATTGCAAAAGGTGAATTTCTTGGACTTGAAAGATATACAGATGGTGAAAAGTTTGCAACCGATCAGTTCAAAGCAGATGATTTTTCTGGTGAAGTTGCTGATGGTACAGCTGTATCCGTTGGTGCAGATGGCAAATGGCAGAAAGCAACTGCAAGTACAGTCCCATCTAAATTCGTATATGAAAAAGATTTTAATGACAATGGACATAAACTTATTATGATTCGTGTTGAATCAGACGCTGTGACAAACGCATAAGATAAGGAGGAAATAATATAATGGCTATTAATACAGAGATTAAAGATATTATGAATAAAAAAGGCGTACTTTTTGAAGTAGCCGAAAAAGTTGAGTATAAAAGAGATCTTAATTCTGAGGAAAAAGAAATTGCAGAAATTACAGACTCTTGGGCAAGAGAAATTGGCGAAACTGGAAAAGACCCAGAATGTACAATTGCTGAGTTCATTAATAGAACTGTAAGTGAAGAAGTTTACAATGCTCCAGATGAACTTCTGGATCAAATTTTTGAAAGAGGTTCCATTGGGGAATTTGATGATTATGAAGGTCATAAAGACCCTAAGAATACACTTGTCGCACATGAGGCAGCTAAAGGCGGTACAGTAGACCGTTCTTACATTGATATTTCCGTACTGAAACCTATTTGGAAGAATCGTCAGATTGAAACCGACCTTAGTTATGCAGATCTTAGACGTAACGGCTTTAAATCAATTGCTACTCTTACTACTTTCATGAAAGAAGCTTGTCAGAACGCACTTTTCTTTGATGCACTTGCACTAGCAGATGAGGCTGTAACAGGTGGTGAACAACTTATTGCTGTTTCTAATGCTACACCAACACTTGAAGCTATGGATAAGCTTTCTTTATATCTTAACGATAGAGCAAGTGATAGCGTAATTATTACACTTAATAAATATGCTCAAGCTATTAGACGTATGCCAAACTTTGCACAGTATATGAGTAATACTATGAAGGATGATTTCAATAGATATGGTCTTGTTAAATCATATGACGGAATTGGTATCGCAGGTATTTCTGGCGCAAAGAAAACTGGTACAGGTTCTCTTCTTCTTCCAGACAAACGTATTTATGGTGTGGCAGGAAAACTGGGAAATCTTGATATGAAGGGTGAAACTCATACATATCAGGATATGAACAATCAGAGTGAGAAGATTCATATTATGCTGAAAGATTTCACATATGGATTTATGCTTACAAATATTGAAAACTTTGCAAAGGTTACTTTACAGTAAGTAGTCTTTTTTTATTACAAAAATTTTTAAGGAGGGTGTGCAAACGCCCTTCTAATATTAGGAGGAATTGTTATTAATATTCAAGAGACAAAACATATTACTGTTTTAAATTATAATGATAATTGTGTTTGTATTAATATTGCCCCAGGCAAAAGCACCCTGTTCGAAGCAGCTGTAGATGGTCAGCCAAATATTATCCCACTGACACTTGATGAAATTCGTTATGCAAATAATGGAAGTGCATTTAGAACAGGAACTTTAGAGTTCCCAGAGGATATTGAGGATGAATTGTACAATGAGCTTCGCATTGATAAATCAAAGGTGTTGAAGGCTAATGAGATTAGAGATATTTTATTAAATCCAACAAAAGAAGGTTTAATTAGAATTATTTCTATTCCTACACTTTCTGACTTTGATAGAGTGCGTAGTCAATTTCAAAAACTTAAAACAGATGGATATAAGCTCACACTGGACATGGCAAATGTTATTGAAACACGCACAAGAGAATTATTTAATAATCATATTAAATCAAATATTTCTGTAGATGATGCAGATATGGTAGCCCCAAGTAATAAACGGGTTGAAGAACTTGAACAGCAATTAGCTGAAATGAAAGCACTTTTATTACAGATGAATGCGTCAAATCAGAATACAAAAGTAGATGAATCAAAACCTACTACTAAAACTGAGGAAGAAAAAACAACAGTTAAACCTGTTAAGAAATCCCCAAGTAGAACTAGAAAAAATTAATATAGGAGGTGATTCATTTGCCTCAAGAAATTACAAAATTTGAAAAAATTCTAAATAAATTCTATGATCGTATAGAAAAAGATGAGGATTTTTTCAACTATTATAATGTCGATATTGAAGAAGCAAAAAAAATTGCTGAAAATCGTGCAAAAAATTATCTATGCGAATCACTTGATGAACTATCTTGCCTTTCTGGGCTTGATATTGATTTTTCAGATTATGATGATGAATTAGAACAAATTAATTTCAAATTATTACCTAAAGAAATAAAACTGATTGTGGAATTGATGTTTCTTTATTATATGAAGAGGGATGAAGCGTTACTTCATGCTATGGAGATTAATTTTACTCCTTCTGATTTAAGTGTATTTTCTCCAGCGAATGAGAGAACAAGTTATAAAAATTTTATTGAAAAACTAGAAAATAACATTGATATAAAAATTGATGATTATAAAAATAGAGATAGGAAAACAAATGAACTGAAACAATTTATTAATTATTCTCAATATGAGGACAGTTAAATGTTGGATATTGAATATTATATGAAATTGCAAAATGCTTATTCTACTAAAAATAAACGAGAAAAAGAATTGGTAAAAGTCAATCGTAATGCCAATAAGCATTTTGATGATACATTTGATACACAAGATGTTTTAGTAAATGAAATTCCTATGCAACTTATGATTATCAAAGACACTGATGGAAATACATATAAAAAAAAAATCAAATCAAGACACAAAGATATTATTAAATTAGGTGATTATGTAAAATGGAATAATCAAATTTGGATGATTACATTATTAGATTCTGATGATAAAGCATGGAATCGTGGATATATGTATCTGTGTGAAATTTTATTAAGATGGCAAGATGATAATGGAAATATCATTGAGCGTTGGGGATATTCCGAAGATTACACCAAGTATAGTATGGGTGAATCGGGTAATTCAACAATTACCGTTGGTGATTACCAATATGGGATTACTTTACCTGTAGATGAATATACAAAAAAATTAACTAGAAAAAATCGTTTTGTTGTTGATTTTGAGGGGAATTATCCACCCGATACATATAGATTAACAGGTAAAAAAGGATTCATTTCTGATTATAGATATTTTGATAAAGGTGGAGTTTTTACAATTATTTTATCCTATGAACAATTTAATAAAGTAACTGATAAATTGGTTAAATTAGAAAATAATACAGAAGTATGGATTTGTGATTATAAAACCCCATCCACTTCTACTCTCCCACCATCAGAACCAGATAATCCAACCACTTCCGTTATAATTACAGGTGGAGATACCCTTCGTTATGGTAGATCAAAAACATGGACGGTTACATTTACTGATAGCACAGGCGCAGAAATCACACCATTAAATTTCACATGGAATGTAAAATCAGATTTTAAAATTACTCAAAATATCACAGATAATAAAATACAATTAAAATGTACAGATGATAAAGCAATCGACTGCACATTTACACTACAAGTTCTCGACAATGAAAGTAACATTTTATCTGAAATAACTATTACTATTGTAGGATAAATCGGAGGTATATTATGGAAAAATCAGTTGTTAGAGATTTAGCTTTTGTTAAATCTAAAGTAATTTCACGCCTCTTAGAATCCGATGAATTTGCAGAAGTAATGTTGCGGAAGAAAAATTTTACTGAGGATGAAAAATACAATATGGAATATACTCAAGTGTTTGATTATCCGTATGTTGACGGAACTCAAGAAGAAGTTATGCCATTTGTTTGTATAGAAACTGTTTGTAGAGGTGCAAACCGTACAACAAAATCTATAGATTTATATATTTGGATTTTCGTGCATCGTGACTGTATGCAGATGAATAAACAACACATTAAAACATATATGGGTAATCGTGCTGATGTTCTAACAGATATCATAGAACGATTATTATGGGATTCCAATGATTTGGGCATAGGTAATCCAAGTTTATCAGATATTGGATATATTATCCCTCAGTCAAAATATTTTGGAAGACAAATTAAGTATAATATATCTGATTTCAAAACAAAAGAGGTGGCTTGATGAAATTAGATTATTTTACTCTCCTTTCAGAAGAACCCGTTAAGCTACAAAATATAGGAAGTATTAAAAGCCCTAAGATAAATGATATTAAAAAAATCACATTTCCTGTCTATCAAACATATATAGATTATTTAATCATAGATATACCAACTTATTTTTCTATGTTGGAAAAGAATAGCGAAAATTATCCAGATAAACCAGAATTAAAAGAGTTTATTTCTCAGTTAAAAAATGAATATTCTTTATTGTCTAACGAGGATAAACAAAAATTATCTATTATTGATGTTGTTAAAAATGATGATTATTTTATTAAAATATTATCTTTGGCTTTAAATTTCTTTTTTGTAGAAGAGATTGTTTTTAATTATGAAGATGTTTGTTTTTATGCATATGATAAAACAATAGATGAAGAAAATCCTGTTGGTGCTATCTATTCAGAAAATTACTCTTCTGTTATAGATATCATTCTTTCACGAGTCAATATCAAACGAAAAAAAAATGAAGAAGAAATAAAATTTAAAAATAAAAAAGCTGCCGAAATATTTGCAAAATTACATGGGAAAGAAAAAAAAGATGATAAAGCTGATAAACGATTTGAATTAGCAAATATTATATCTTCTTTATCTGTTCATAGTAAAAATTTGAATCTCATAGATATAGGCAATTTGACAGTTTTTCAATTATATGATCAATTCCAAAAACAACAAATTGAAGATTATTATGAAATCATGAAACGCAGTGTTTCTATATGGGGTGATTCTGATAACAAATTTGATATTTTAGGATGGTTGAAATTATACGAAGAATAAAAAGACTTGGTTTATCAAGTCTTTTTTTGTTGCAATAAAAATGAAATTTATAGGAGGAATGGAAATGAATAAGAGTTTAAATATGGCTAACCGCGAGTGCTGTAATGTACATATTCTTGACTATGCTACAATGAAACCTTGGATGTTTGTAGATTTCTGCAATACTACTACTGCTGGTTTTGAATCCGATGCCGTATATGCTAATAAGAAAGGTGCAAAAGATATTAAGTTTGATAATCCACTTGAAGGTACAATGACTATGGTATTCCAAGTACATCCATTTGAGATTTATGCATTATATTCTGATGGTACACTTGAAAACTCTGGTCTTATCGTTAGAAGAGAAAAGAAAGCTGGTGAAGAAGGTGGTACTATCACTTTGGAGAATACGCCAAAAGCTGGTACAGCATATGTAACAGATTTAGCAACAGGAGATATTATTGAAGGTACAGTTGCAGAAAAGAAATTTACAGCAACAGAAACAAGTAAGATTGCAGTTGGAACAACATATGAAGTGTCTTATCTTGAAGAGAAGACATCTGGAATTAAGAA